CGGCGCCGCCATCATGGTGACAGCGCCGATCGCGACGGGTGAGACGATGCGCGTCACCTTCGCCGGGCAGCATCTTGTCGACGACGACGAGGACACCATCCCGGCCGAGGACCGCGAGGCGGTGGCGAGCTATGCCGCCGCGATCCTGTTCGACCAGATCGCCGCGACCACGTCCGGCGACGGCAACCCGACGATCCCGGCCGACACCGTCAATCACGGGCAGAAGCCCGAGAATTTCGCCAAGCGCGCGGAGCGCTGGCGTCAGCGCTACTACGACCTGCTCGGCATCGATCCGAAGCGGGCGAAGGCGGCGAGCGTGCTCGTCGAGACACCGCTCCCGTCCACGGCCGGCGGCCCACGGCTCACCCATGGACGCAGCAGGTGGCGGCGATGAGCGAGGCCGACGTTTCCGTCCGGATCGAAGCCGCGGGCCTTTCCCGCCTGATGGACGTGGCCCCGGCGATCGTGGTCGAGGAGCTAACGGCCGGCGTCACCGAAGCGACCATGCTGGCCGAGCGCGAGATCCGCGAGCGCACGCCGACCAGCGGCGCGGGCACGCTGCGGGACTCCATCGGGGCGATGCCGGTCGAGATCTCGGGCGAGGCCGTCAGGGGCGAGGTCGCCACCAGTCTGGCCTACGCCGCGCCGGTCGAGACCGGATCGCGCCCGCACTTCCCGCCTGTCGAGCCGCTGGTGGATTGGGTGGAGCGCCGGCTCGGCCTGAGCGGACCCGCGGCGCGCGGTGCCGCATGGGCCATCGCCCGCAAAATCGCCGCGCGCGGCACGGAGGGCGCCTTCATGTTCCGCGACGGCCTCGCCGCGGTCGAGCAGCAGGTTATCGCGATCGTATCGGGAGCGGTCGCCCGCGCGGCGGCCCGGATCTCGGCGGGTGAGCGATGACAGTCGGCCTTGAGACCATCCGCGCCGCCATCCGCGACCGCATGCTGACTGTGCCGGGCCTCGGCATCGTCCACGCCTACGAGCGCTACGCAAAGCAGGAGAAGGCGTTTGCCGACCTCTACCTGCACGATGACGACGCCGGGAACAAGCGGCTGCTCGGCTGGCACATCCGCCGCGTGGCGACCCGCGAGTTCGCCTATTCGTCGCTTCAGAACCGCGTCGAGTTCGATTTCGTGCTGCGCGGCTGGATGGCGCTGGAAGACGGCCGCCAGACGGAGATCCTGATGGACGGGCTTGTCGAGCAGCTGCGCGCCGCGTGGCGCGGCGACCCGTCGTTGAACGGCCTGTTCAACGCCCCGATCCCGGACGGCCAGCCGGTCGGCCTGCAGCTCGTGGAGAGCCAGCCATACATGATGGGCGGCGTGCTCTGCCACGGCGTGCGGCTCACCTTCACCGGCGGCCTGCTCGTCTCTGTCGAGGACGATCCGGCCGGGTGGGACGATTTCAAGATCTTCTCAGCCGAGTGGCCCTCCGAGCATATCGAGCCCGGCGCCGAGGACGAGGTCCATCTGCCAACCGAGGAGCCGCAGCCTTGACCACGATAGTTCTCAAACCCGCCCCCGGCCGCATGGTGCGCGATCCCGTGACGCGGCGGCCGCTCGCCGCCGATGGCGAGCCGGTCGAGCTGGACACGTTCTGGCGCCGCCGGCTCGCAGCCGGCGATGTCGAGCGTGCGCCTCGCGCGCGCGCAAATCCCCCCGGAGACGGAACGGCCTCCGGTGTCCCGGCGCCCGATCCGGTAGCAGAAACCCCCAAGACCAACTCCCGCCGCGCGCGGCGGAGCGCTCCCACCGAGGAATAGGCCATGTCCGTCAGCTTCAACCAGATCCCGATCAACCTGCGTGTGCCGGGCGCGTATCTGGAGATCGACAACACGCAGGCCGTCACCGGCCTCGGCGTGCTGCCGGCCAAGGTGCTGGTGATCGGCCAGAAGCTGGCGGCCGGCACCGGCGAGGCGCTGAAGCTCACCCGCATCCTGTCGAAGAAGCAGGCCGTGCAGCTCTACGGCCGCGGCTCGATGCTGGCGCGCATGCTCGACATCGGCAAGCGCGCCAATGACTACGTCGAGATCTGGGCGATCCCGCTCGTCGACCTGCCGGCCGGCGTGCTGGCGACGGGGTCGATCACGGTCACCGGCACGGCCACCGCGCCGGGCATCGTGTCGCTGCTGATCGGCGGCAGGCTGATCCAGGTGGGCGCCCAGTCCGGCCAGACGGCCGCGCAGACGGCGACGGCGATTGCCGCCGCGATCACGGCCGATCCGGACGTGGCGATCGTCGCGGCCGTGGACGGCGAGACGCCGACCCGCGTCGACCTGACCGCGCGTCACAAGGGGCTTTGCGGCAACACGATCGACGTGCGCCTCAACTACTACGAGGGCGAGCAGACGCCGGCCGGGCTGCAGCTCGCCATCGTCGCCATGGCGAACGGGGCCGGGAACCCGAGCGTCGCCGCCGTCTACGAGACGATCGGCGACGAGTGGTTCACGGACTTCGTGATGCCCTATCTCGACGCACCGAACCTGACCGCGCATGAGGCCGAGCTGGCGAGCCGTTTCGGGCCGATGCGCATGATCGACGGCCACAGCTATTCCGTCACCGGCGGCACGCACGGCGAGATCTCGGCGGTCGGCGAGGCGCGCAATTCACCGCATTCATCGATCCTCGGCATTTCGCGCTGCCCGACGCCGCCCGAGGAGGTCGCCACGGTGCTTGCCGTCGTTAGCGCGTTCGCCCTCGCCAACGACCCGGCGCGGCCGGTGCAGACGCTGGCGCTGCCGGGCGTGCTGGCCCCGGCGAAGGAGGACCGCTTCACCGCATCCGAGCGCAACCTGCTGCTCTATTCCGGCATCTCGACGGCGATCGTCGATGCCGGCGACAATGTCGTGATCGAGCGCGTCATCACCACCTATCGCGAGACGGCGAGCGGCCTCGACGATCCGAGCTACCTCAACGTAGAGACGGTCAAGACCCTGACCTATCTGCGCTACGACACCCGGACGTTCTTCTGGCGCAAATATCCGCGCCACAAGCTCGCCGACGACGGCACGCGCTTCGGGCCGGGCCAGCCGGTGATGACGCCGAAGGTGGCGCGCGCCGAGCTGCTCGCCCGGTTCGCGCTCTGGGAGGAAGCCGGCCTCGTCGAGAACCGGGCGCAGTTCAAGCGGGACCTGCATGTCGAGCGCAACGGCTCCGACCGCGACCGTCTCGACGCGATCCTGCCGCCCGATGTCGTCAACCAGCTCCGGGTGTTCGCCGGCCTCGTGCGGTTCCGCCTCTAGGGCGCCGACGCACGCGCAACCCACACAGGAAAGGTCCCCCTCATGAACCGCCGCGCAGGCACTGTTTTCGTCAAGGTGGATGCCCGCCAGTACGACGCCAAGGGCAACTTCACCTACAACCTCGGCGGGGAGAAGAAGACGGCGATCGTCGGCGCCGATCGCGTCCACGGCTTCTCCGCCGCCCCGCAGGTCGCCTTTATCGAAGGGGCCATCACCGACGCCGCCGATCTCGACGTGGCTGCGATGCAGGCCCTTGAGGACGGCACCGTCACGCTGGAACTTGCGAACGGCAAGACGGTCGTTCTGCGCAATGCGTGGCATGCGTCTGAAGGCAACGCCACCACCGAGCAGGGCGAGATCGCGGTGCGCTGGGAAGGTCTGAGCGCCGAGGAGCTGAGCTGACATGAAGGAGGTGTTTGAAGGCATCGCACACGCGGTGGATTTCCCCGATGACGCGGACCTGCAGGCGCGTGTTGCCACGATCATCGCGCAGTGGGGCGACGGCTTCGAGAAGGTGGCGCGCAATCCGCGCTTCGAGTTCGACGGCGACGTGATCCGCATCCGGCTCTGGAAGCCGATCAAGGTCGCCGGAGAGGACGCCGATGAGCTCACCATGCGCGAGCCGTCGCTCGACGATCTGCAGAAGCTCGACAGCGTGCGCGGTGCCATCGCCCAGACGCGGCGTCTGATCGTGTCGACCTGTTCGGTGACGGATCGCGAGGCCGGCCTGATCGGCCTGCGCGACATGACGCTGATCGGCCTCCTGACCGAGGCTTTTACGGCCGCCGCCCCGGCAACTGGTTCGACGCTCTAGGCGAGCTGGCGGCGGCTTTCCACTGGTCGCCGGGCGACCTGCTCGCCCTCACGGTCACGGCCATGATGCGCTGGCACGAACAGGCGAGACGGTTGAATGGGACAGGCAGTTAGCGTCATCGTCGAGGCGGTCGATCGGGTGTCCGCCCCGATCC